ATATATTGCAGTTATTATTCCGATGATGAATAAATTTAAATCAAAAAACCTTGAATTTAAGCCATTTTTTAGTGGTGAAAAGTAGTTAAAAGTGCTTAATTAGTAACAAATCAGTAACAAGAAAAGCCACCCCTTAGAGTGGCTTTCGCAGTTATGCTCACTTAGAGTACTTATAGCGCTGTTCGTTTATATTTTAATCTTATTGATTTCTTTGTAAAGTATATTCTTAGATTCATTAGTGTAGACATCAAAAGTGATGTCGTTCATCTTGTGACCCAAAACTTTTTTTCTAACGTAAATATCAATATGGTTCATCTGACACAATGTTGCAAAAGTCACTCTAGTATCATGCATAGTATGCTTTGTATCTAATATATCGTTAATCTTTGGCAATACTGATTTATTCGCAATATTGCCATAGCATGAATCAATAAGCCTTTTGCCGTCTCTTAATAATTCGTCAATTACATACTGTTTGATATCGTTATGTATTGGTATTACTCGATTCTTTCCAGCCTCAGTTTTTGAGCCAGTGACAATGTAACTTATATACATTTCAGTGCCATCATCATTGCAATATTCATCTATGTGTATATTGCTCCTGTCTATCTTAATCAGTTCAGATGCTCGACAACCTGTATATATATAAATAAGCACGATGTGCGCTTCTGAAGTGTCAAGCGCCTTTAATTTCTTTATTTCCTCGATAGTAAACGGATAATGTTTTTCCGATTCTTTGTACTCTGCCACTCTAATATATGATGTGTAATCATCATCACGCTTTATGTATTGATGAATCACTGCATACTTAAAAATTTTAGAACATAGCACCTTCATGTGCACGTGTAGGCTATTACCAACTTCCTTGTTATCAAAAATTTCTTGGAGATCCATCAAAGAGATAGTGTCTATTCGTCTATCGTGTAAAAGTTTGAATTTTTTAATCCAAGAATTATATCCGTCACGTGCTGATTTTGAAAGTTTTGAAATTTCTTCTTCGTAAAGAATATCATAAATTTCTTTGAAAGTCGGTACACGTTTTTGAGTCTTTCTTTGAATTTCATCAAACAGATTAGGAGCAATATTTCGAGCCTCTTCGTTTGATATGCTGTTAGATTTCTTTAGAGAATAAAGAGACAACGCATTTAGTGCCTCTTCACGAGTTGCAAACGTTCCAATACATATCTGTTTTTTCTTACCTGTCATTATATCTCTTTCGTCACTCATTACACGAGCACAGAAGGGAGTTCTTCGTTTGCCCGATAGTTTAACTACGGTTCCAGTATTGTTGGGTCTGCGCCCAAATCTAGTCTTTCTAGCCATAATGTGGCACGTCCTTTCTATTTGTTTTTGCCTTGAACGTGCCAATCATGATATAATTAAACACGTAAAAGGACTTTGGATAATCGGTTTCTTTTACAAGTGTTGCACCCTAGCGCCAACTAGGGTGCTTTTTTTTATTTAAATATTTTATTTTTCTTATTTTTTATTGTAGTAGTGCTTATTTATATATTCTTGTAATTCGTTCATGTTAGTATCTAAATACTCACATATTTCAAAACATTCTTTTAGGCAGATTCGGTTTCTGCCTATTTCAATATCATAATACCAACTTTTTGCATGCCCCATTGCTGAAGCAGTGTCATTTATCGACACACCTTTACGTTCTCTTTTTAACTTAAAGAACGAGCCAACAATTTTATAATAATCATCTTTCATAAATATCACCTCTCTTTCTACATCGTTATTTTAACATTTAATTCCGTTATCAACAATCGTTTTATAAAAATAAAATAATTTTACGAATAGTAAAAATAAATAAAAAACATTAAAAAAGATTGTTGACAACGCACGAACCTGGCTGTATTATATAGCCATAGAGTCCGTTAAATACGGACGGCAAGAAAGGAAGTGAAATAAATGCTAACAATCAAGCAAATTAGAATTGGCGCTGATTTAACTGCAGAAGGTGCAAGTGAATTGTGTGGATGTTCAGTACCTACATATCTTAAATGGGAGAAAAAACCTGCAAAGATGGAATTAGGAGCATTCAATAATTTATTGAATTACTACAATGAAAAGAACCCTACACGTAAAGTGTTTTATGACGATGTAGAATTCTAATTATTTTTTTACGCAAGAGTACGTAAATAACGTACGATAAGAAAGGAGACCTCAATGGATGAATGGAACATGAGTGTCAGTGAAGCGATGGAACTCACTCACAAGAGCAGAGAGTTCATCATCAATGCAATCCAACAGGGTGTTATGCCTGGCTCTGTTGTAGAAGGAGAGAATGGACGAAGAACAGTCCATATACCTAGGAAGGCATTCTTATCTTATATGACCGAGTGGAATATGAGTCCAACAGATGAGGTCATAGAAGCATTGTTTAAGAAATACACAAATAAATAAAAGTAGATTCGTAAGCATCTACGGCCGTGGGAGCAAGACTGTTGTAAGACATTTTCTCATTTGTCATTTCTCCTATCATTTTCCAAAATCCATTCCCACGGCTATAGGTGCTTACGAGTAAGCAAGAAGAAAGGGGTAGACAAAATGATTTACGAAGTCACAACAAGTCAAATCAATAATTTCAAGGACTGTAGAAGAAGATATTGGTTTGAATACAGAGAGTTACTGAAACCTAAGAAAGAGAACGAGGCATTAGTGATAGGTAGCAGCTATCACGCAAAGGTAGAAGAAATCCTTACCACAGGCTCATTCACTGAAAGTCATGATTATACAGATGCAATGGCAAGAGCATTCATCAAGTATATTCTCCCTCAGTTGCCGGAGATTGTCGATGTTGAACAGGAATTCAGATATCGACTAGCGAGAGGAATCTATCTAAAAGGAAAGATTGATGCAGTGTCTGTCGATGGACTTATCGAGCATAAAACAACAGGCAATTACATTACCGACGAGTATATGTACAAGGTTGATTTCATGAACGACCAGGTAAGTAATTATCTGATTGCCAAGGAAGAAACTAGACCAGTTACTTACACAGTAATCACTAAGCCAACAATTCGTCTAAAGAAGACAGAGACATTAGACGAATACATTGAACGTTGTGAAGCATGGTATGACGAAGATACAGAAAGAAAGATCAGAGTATTCACTGTAAGTCGTACAAAGGAAGAACTAGAAGAACAGAGAAAAAATCTAGTTGCCATGGCTAAAGAAATCAAAAGATGTGACAGAGAGAAGTTCTTCTACAGAAATGATAGAGCATGTTCTATTCTTGGCTGTCCTTTCTCGGGCATCTGCAGTAACTATAACGGAGATGCTGAAACGTTAGTTGACTTCGAAAAGAAGTCATCAACAAACGAAGAATTAAATGAAAACGGAGGTAAAAAGAAATGGCTTTAAAAACGTACACAGCAGATAACATCGAAAAAGAAGCGTTCACCTGTCTGCTTTATGCAAAACCAGGTGATGGAAAAACTACAACAATTGGAAAACTGCCAGGCAAGACAGTTGTCTTAGATATCGATAAGACTAGTGGTGTCTTAAAGAACAGTCCTAATGCTAAAGGGATTCTAATTGTAGATATCGATGTAGACGATATTGTAAACAGCATGAACGAAGCACTTGCGTGGTTAGCAAGCAATACGGATAAATATGACAATATCGCAATCGATAACGTGAGCGAATTACAGAGCTGCATCCTATCTTATTATGGTCAGCTTGGAAGAAACGACGGAGTTCCTTCACAGGGAGACTATCAGAAATTTCAGTTCGGCTTGGCTAGAATCATCAGAAACCTAAAAACATTACAGAAGAGAATTCTATTAACGGCATGGCAGGAATTAGTGGATGTCACTTCACCAACAGGAGAACAGTATACATCATTCATGCCTAGAATTCAGAAGAGCGCTAGGGATAACGTATGTGGTCTATGTGATGTGGTTGGTCATCTAGAAATTACATCTACAGGAGAAAGAGTAATCAGACTTCTTTCAACAAAGAATGTTTATGCAAAAAATCAGCACGACGATAGAAAAGCGTGCAGACAGGAAGATTTATTCAGTACAGGAGGAAATAAATAATGGCAATTAATTGGGGATTTGAAGAGGTAGAAAACGAGTTTATTGAGTTACCTCAAGGTATGTACAGATGTCGTATCAACACGGCAGAAGAAACAACAACATCAACAGGGAAACCGATGATCAGTCTGATGCTTGATATCAGCGGTCATAATCAGAAATTATTCTACAACCTTGTTTTTGATGCATCCCATGCATCAATCGTAAACCAGAAATTACAGTCTATTTATGACAGTTTTGATATCCCTAGAGGGAATATGGAAGCAAGTCAGTGGGTCGGCAAAGTCGGTGCATTAAAGACAAGAAAAGAAAAAGATCAGTACGGAGGTGACCGCACAGGTGTTCACTATTTCTTAAGCAAGAAACAGGCAATGAACCTACCAGCATGGCAAGAACCTGGCGATGCACAATCTAGCAATACAAAGCCAAAGTCATTAACACCACCATCAATCGACGATGTCCAATTCTAAAGGATCATGTTAAGGGATTATCAAGAAGACCTATACATGAAAACGGTAGAAGCCATTAGGCAAGGCAAGAGAGGAATACTTATTCAGATGCCTTGCCGAAGTGGCAAGTCGTTTCTCATGGCTGAAATGATAAAAAATCTAAAAGGTTATGGCTTGGTACTGGTTCATAGAAAAGAACTGATGAAGCAGCACAAAGCATTGCTTAATGAGTTAAGCATAACAAATGCTAGAGTTGCGAGTGTCTTCACGGAAGCCAATCATTTAGACGAATATGAAAAACCATCGGTCATTTTCATTGATGAATGTCATCTAAGTGAGGCAAGCAGCTATAAGAAGGTATGCGAACATTACAAGGTTCTTGTGGTTGGATTCACTGCAACTCCTACACGATTGAACGGTGACAGATTATCGCTGTTTGACTGTATTGTACAGGGAATAACGGCTAATGAATTAATGAGCCGAGGAGCAATCAGCAATTATGACTACTATGCGCCTAATATCGGTATCGACACAAGCGATATAGCGATTGTGAGGGGCGATTATCGTACAAGTGAACTGCAAGACCTATTCACTAAAAACTGCGTCTACGGCGATATATTCAAGTATTACAAGGAACTTGCTGATGGCAAGCAGGCCATCGCTTACTGCGTATCTATAGAGCATAGCAAAAAGGTCAGAGACCTGTTTATTGCGAACGGCGTGAGCGCTGTTCATCTAGACAGTCATACACCATCAAGCGAACGTGAAAAAGTCATGAACGATTTCAAGCAGGGCAGATTCAAAATACTATGCAATGTAGGACTGATTAGTGAAGGAATTACAGTTCCGGACTGCGAGTGCTGCTTACTGCTCAGACCGACAATGTCACTTGCTCTGTACATTCAGCAGTCAATGAGATGTCTTACTCCAAAAGAAGGGAAGAAGGCAGTAATCATCGATTATGTAGGCAACTTTCAGAGACATGGTCTGCCAACGAGTGACAGAGAATGGTCCTTGAATGGTGCAAAGAAAAGAAAGATGATAAATGACGATGGGTCATTTTCTATCCGTACCTGTCCTCAGTGCTTCAAGGTGTTCAAGACCGCCGATAAGTGTCCTTACTGCGGATATGAATATGAAGTCAAGGGCAGAGAGTTAAAACAGATGGAAGATGTCAAATTGAGAGTGGTAAAAGAGCAAGAGGTCGAGGAATTAAACAAAAAGAAAAAAGAAATGAGAATGGAAGTAGGCCGTGCTAGAAGTCGTGATGAACTTATGAGAATCGCTAGAGAACGTGGCTACTCTGTTGCATGGGTACATATCCAAATGAGGTTGAAAGGAATATGCAGCTAGAACATATTATTCAAAATAAGGTGATGGTGGAACTGTCCGAAGCTGGCTTCACACCATACAGAATGGTTGTTGGAACTTATTATACAAAGACTTTAAATCCTATAAAAGTAGGCATTGAAGGAACACCAGATCTATTAGTTTTAAAGAATAATGGAGAGGTGTTTTGGGTAGAAATGAAAACAGATAAAAAAGGTAGCAGATTAAGAAAAGTTCAAGAGGATTACCACAAATTCCTAAAATCAATCAATCATAGAGTATATGTCGTAAGAAACTTGGAAGACATAGAAAAGGTCATAGCGATTGAGAAAAAAGAAAAATCTGTATGCGATATATGATGCAGAAGATATGTGTGTCTGCGTCGGCAATGCTCAAGAATGTGCGTGCTATCTTGGTGTGTCTCTGCACCATTTCTACACCAAATTATATAGAAACGGAAATAAGAAATTTAGAATTTATAAGTTAGAGGAGGACACAAATGAATGATTGTGTGAACCACCCTTCTCATTATGAGACAGGGAAGTTTGAGTGCATTGAAGTAATGGAAGAAACACAAGGTGTAGAAGCAGTGAAAAACTTCTGCATCTGCAATGCATTCAAATATCTATATCGTCACGCTAACAAGAATGGATTAGAAGATATCAAAAAGGCCAGATGGTACTTAGACAAATACATAGAATTAAGCAAAAGAGGTGAGATTGATGCCGTACATAACAACGCCTATGGAAGAACTTCAAAAGCAGGCTGAAAGCATCGAAAGCAAAGTTACAAAATTAAATGCAATCTATAAAGATTATGAAGATTTGAAGAAAAAGCATAGTGAACTAGAACACCGTTTCTATGAACTACAAAACAAGGATAGTGCTGAAATCAAAGATTTAACGAATAAATGCAATAGATTAAAGCATGAACTCGAACACAAAGAAGAGAGTCTTTGGATTAAGGAAGAACAGTTAGAAAACTATCGAATTGCAGTTGAAACAGCGTTTGCAGTCGTTGCATTTTTTATCGCCCTGGTGATTATAGCATAAGGAGGAGATTAAATGATTACTTTAAAATATGCAGATATTTGGGGATTCGAGCATGCCGTTAGAGGTATGCGAAACCCTATGAACAGTTGGAACAAGAGTGATACTTTCGTTGATTATGACCTTGTTTTACTAGGCAACAAAGATAAGGAACTAATGAAGAGATTAGTTCACGCTGGTCCTAGCCATAGAAAATTCTTAAGACAGATTTTTGTGAGTGTCGATATCACTGCACCGCTCTATTGGTGGAAGGAATTTGATACTTATAAAGTCGGAACTACCGCTAACTCATGTAGCACAATGCATAAGATTCATGATAAGGAGTTCACGCTGGATGATTTCAGCGTTGAACATTTGAATGATGATGTGCTCAATAAGCCATTCAAAGATATCATAAGTTGTTTGAATTTTTTTAGACAGCTTTATATCCAAGACCATAGTAAGGATAACTGGTGGCAGATGATTCAGTTACTGCCTTCTTCTTACAACCAAAAGAGAACAGTAACTATGAATTACGAAAATCTGTTGAATATCTATGAAACTCGCAGAAATCACAAGTTGGATGAATGGAAAGATTTCTGTAAATGGATTGAAAGATTGCCTAATGCAGAACTCATTACAGGAGAAGAAAAGAATGTATAAAGAAATAAGTAGATTGGTGGAATTATTAAAACTCCCACAAAGCAGAATACTTGAATTGGACAAAGTGGCGCATTCTAACGGCGATGATTTAACTCTCACTATTGCATCAGAGGAATGCGCAGAGTTAATCCAGGCAATGTCAAAAGTTAAAAGACATGGGTTCCGTGGCGTGTATGAACGTAATCTGCACGAAGAGGTTGCTGATATATTAATCTGTATCGTTGAGTTGGTTTCTCTAGGGTACTTGGATATCGATAAAGTCATAGAGTGGCAGAAATTCAAAATAAATCGAGAAGTGGATAGAGCACTTAAAAAGGTGGTGAAATAACATGAGTTACAGTATTGGCATTTATGTAAAGGTTGAAGGATGCGATAAATATGCAGAAATCGCATATCCATTTCATTCTTCTCCTAGTTACAACTTAGGAAAATTATTTAGAAGCTGCATGAGTTGGAATTTTAACTCTAGTGAATATTATAGATGCGATCATGTAATAGAACACTTAGATAGAGGAATCAAGGAATTGCGTTATAAGCCTTACGACTATGCCGGATTAATTCCTGGAAACAGTTGGTATGAAATGCCTAACGCACTTAATGTGTTGGATTCTATAAAAGACTGCATTTTAGAACAAGCAGAAGAAATACCGCTAGATTGCATGTATATGAGTTGGGAGTGATTAGATGGCAATTATTAATCCTTGGATTTTTTATTTAATTGATGTATTAAGCACTTTAAAACAAAACAGTCAGTTTATTGCTGGTGTCTCAATCTTGGTATTTTGCGGTACGGGGATAGTTGGTGCAATTGCTAAAAGTGAGAGTCGTTACGACAATTTAACTAAAATTGAGTATTACATTCTTAAGTGGGCTAAAGAAAATACGGAATTTAAATATCTTGTAAGACTTAAAAATGGAAATTTATGTGCATATTCCGAAAAACCTTTCAAGGATAATCAGCATCGTGTTTGGGCGAACAAAGAAAACGTAAATTCACACTTAAGTATGTTCAATGACTTATTTGAATTCATTAATTGTGAAGACTCAGAACCTACGTCAATCGAAGACGTGCTTAAGAATTGCGAGGTGATCAAAAATGAATCTGACAAATAGAATCGAGTTAAGAAATAAAATAATTGATACATTGAACAATCAAAAATGCCGTATTGAAGCTGACGAAAGAGACGAAAATTTCAATTATGGCATTGATATCTGTATAAGTGCAGTTGAGGAAATTTTTAAAAACTGCGAGGTGGAAGAGAAGTTACAACAGGAATATGACGAACTCTATGAAGCCCATGAAAGACTCTCTTACGACTGGGCAAGATTAAAAAAAGAGAATAAAGAATTGCACAGTGATTATGATGACATGCGCAAAAATTACAACGAACTTGTCATCAAATTCAACAATTTATACAGCGAACTTTATGAGGAGGGGTACATAGAAGATGATTAAACTTTGGAATAAAAGTGAAACGCTCCAGCAGAAGTGCAAAAGACTTGAAAATGATTGTGAAGTTTACAAAAGACTTTATCAAAATCTGTCAAAAGTGAATGAACAGTTAAGAGAGATATATTATGAACAGGTCGATAAAAACGAAAAGCAGAGATTAAGACACGCCAAAGATTACAACAGACTGCTAAAGGATTATAAAACTTTAAAAGCACATTATGAGGAATTAAGCAAGGAGTGTAAGGAAGTTCAAGAGGAAAACATCTCCTTGCTTATCAACCAAAAATCGTCGGAAAGAACAAACAACAAGATACTCGATGAAGTTCAACGATTACATGACCGAGTAATGGAACTAATTGCAGAGGAGATGAATGAAGATGAATAAAAGACCTAAGCAAGAAGAGTTTATTGAGTGGGATCGTTTTGGGGATGGACACGTTAACAGTGTTCGATATTCAGAGGCTTTAGAAAAGTACTGCGATGAATTGGAGGCAGAGCATAAGATTTTAGAAAACTGGGATAATGGTTCATTTAGGTACTGCCAAGGTATGAGAGAGGCTCTATGGATGGCTATTAATGATGCTATGAACGATGTCAGTGAATGGGGAAGATACGCTGATACACGTAACAAACGCGCTGAATACGATAGATGTATTAAGCAAAACCAATCATATGCTCTTGGCATTATGGAATTCTATGAAAACATGGGAGTAAAGAAAGCCTGGGCAAGTGAAAAGAATATCACGAAAATACTTGAAGAACTCAAGAAGATTATAAAGGTAGGCAAGTAAGATGAATGATGCAGTTATGGATATCATAGGCATTCTGCTTATGACATGCACAATCATACTTATTGCTATTGGATTTTTTTGGAAAGAATAAATAAAGGAGAAATATTATGAACTATAGTTTAAACACAAGAGAAGTTAAGAGAGGAGATATCTTCTATATCACATATTCAAAGAATTTTAATGATTCTTATTCTTACGACACAACAGGTAGACCTGGCGTAATCGTATCAGATGACCATTTGAACAGAGGCAGTGAATATGTTGAGGTTGTCTATCTTACAACAAAAATCAAGAGAGACATGCCTACTCATGTAGATGTGTTCTGCAAAACACCTTCTACTGCTCTCTGCGAAACTATCCACACTGTTGAAAAAGATCGAATCGGTACTTATGTGAGAACTGTAAGTGATGAAGAAATGGAAGGAATTGAACGTGGATTAAGACGTTCTCTAGGTATGGGCACTCTAGATAGCGATATGAAAAAGGTGGTATCTGTTAATGATGCAGAACCTAATAATGATATGGGATTAGCCTCAATGCAGAAGGAAATCCAACTTACCGCAGAAAGAGACATGTTCAAGAAATTGTATGAAGACTTATTATCAAAAGTCGTTGGAAAATAAGGAGGAATTTAATGCTAACAGTTAATGAATTATTCGCCGGAATCGGAGCGTTCAGAAAGGCTCTGATTCGTCTTGGCATCCCACACGAAGTAGTGGGCATCAGCGAGATTGATAAATATGCGATCAAGTCATATAACGCAATCTATGGAGAGACTAGAAACTACGGTGACATCTCAAAAGTAGAAAAACTTGATTATGCTGACTTATGGACATACGGCTTTCCTTGCCAGGATATCAGCCTGGCTGGACAGTTGAAAGGAATCGTAAAAGGTGAGACAAGAAGTGGATTATTATATGAAGTTCAGAGACTTCTTGCTCAAGCCCAGTCAGATGATGCGCTCCCTAAATATCTAATTATGGAAAATGTCAAAAATCTAGTAGGAAAGAAATTCAGACCAGATTTTGAAGGGTGGCTCAAATGGCTTGATGAACTGGGCTACAACAACTACTGGAAAGTTCTTAACGCAGTGGATTATGGCATCCCACAGAACAGAGAGAGAGTCTTCTGCATCAGTATTCGAAAGGATATCGATACAGGCTATACATTCCCTTCACCGATTGAGTCAGATACAGTTCTCATGGATAAATTAGAACCTGTTGAAGATATCGATGAAAAGTATTTCCTTTCAAGCGAATGCGTCAAACGCAGATTCACGAAGAATCAGATTAATGAGGAAAAAGGCTACGGATTCAAATTCTCTCCTGTAGAGAGAGAAGAAGCAAAGATTGCAACCACAGTAACAACTATTCCAACAAGAGACACCGCTAACCATATTACAGAAAAAGGTGTTAGTAGCATATTGGAAGACAATGTTGATGAACGATATTATCTCTCTGATGAAATGTCATCTAAACTGATTGAAAAGCCTACAGACGGCATTGTGAGGCAAGTAGGGTATATAAAGAAAGCAGAGAATGGCACTCAGCATCAGAGTAACACTGTCTATGACCCTAAGGGTGCAGCTAGAACACTTACTGCATGTGATTATAAAAGCCCTATGATGATAAAGGAGGAATTTAAATGATAGTTGCAGAAATTGCAAAGAGTAAAAATGACGAGTTTTACACTCCGTCTTACGCTATTGAGCCAATTATGAAATATATCAAATCTGGCTCGACAATATGGTGTCCTTTTGACACGGAAGACAGTCTATTTGTCAAAGAGTTTCGAAATGCGGGATTCACTGTCATTCATTCCCACATAGATAATGGGGGGGATTTCTTTAAAATGACACCACCGAAATGTGACTACATTATTTCCAACCCACCATACAGTTTAAAAACAGAGGTACTGCAGCGATTGTTTGAATTGGACATACCATTTGCGATGCTTGTTGGTGTGGTTGGTTTATTTGAAAGTCAGAAACGTTTTGAGATGTTTAGAGATAATACATTCGAATGCATGTATTTGAATAGACGAGTTTCTTATTTTAAGAATTATGACGATCAGAAACCTAGTTTAAATCCACCATTCAGTAGTGTTTATATATGTCACAGAATGCTCCCTCGTCAGATCGTATTCGAAGAAATACATAAATGAAACAAGGAGTAGCAAAGAATGAAACGATGTAATCTTGTAGCAGAATACACAAACATTAAGTATGAACAATCTCGTCGCATCTATGGAATGGATGGAATGTGTCCTACCATTACAACGAGAGCGTCGGGAGGACATGAGGTGAAGATAATGGATAATAGACCTATTGTCAGAATCGCAGAAGCAACCAAAAAGGGATTCGCCGAAGCAACCATTGGAGACAGCATTAATATTGCCTATCCAAACAGCAATACAAGAAGAGGAAGAGTGTGTGAGGGTAAGGCAAACACCCTCAGCACCAGTCCACAACAAGCAGTGATTACGGAGGATAGTAACATGGAGAACATCAGAATTAGAAAATTGACACCTAGAGAGTGCTGGAGACTGATGGGGTTTGATGATGAAGACTTCGATAAGGCCCGAGCAGTCAATTCAGATACGCAGCTTTATAAGCAGGCTGGCAACTCTATCGTTGTAAATGTGCTAGAAGCAATCATGGGTAATATGTTCATAAATGATTATATCAGTCAATGATGAACGAGTACATTTACAAGAAAGTCGATTACTATTCAATGAGACAGCTAAGTGATGTAATCGATGAATTAAGAGGCAATTATCGAATCATAGGATATAGAGCATATGCACAGGAACAGTATGCAGTACTTACTCTATATCCTATAGAACAGGAGGAAATAGAATGATGCAGAAGAAAAGCGAACTAACGCCAACAGATATCAAACTGCTATGGTACAAGGAACTCTGGCTTAAGTACTTATCTATGTGTGAAGTAGATTACTACAACGATGAGAGAATGAGACTAGAGTATCTATGCAATCTTGTCCTTGATGATCTGACGAGACAAGAATATAGGCAGGTTAGTCTTAATGTCTTTCCTCATGCTAAGAAAAGAGGTGTTGCATCAAACGCGCCGACTTTCGAAGAAATTATGGAAGCACTCGATAAAGCAATCGATAAAGGAGAAAACAAATGATATTCAGAATACTATCAAGAGAAGAAAAGAGCAACACAGCACTACTTCTGTACAGATATCTAATAGAAAAAGCATACAAAGATAGTGACATTGATTTATCATCAAACGCTGATAAGTATTATCTAACAGTAAATTATCTTATGTCTAAGCATCCTATGTATGAAGAAGTAACAAATATCATTGATAGTCTAGTAAATGATGGAGCAGAAATGTCTTCAATCTACAAGGTGAATCAAATAAATCCATTATCAATGAAAGAAAAGAAGGCATTATTGGAACTGCTATATGGATATATGACAGAAGAAACAGAAGAGATGCGCATAACAGAAGTTGAAGTGCCGGATTTATATAAATCGTTAATAAACGATATGATAAATTTTGAAATAATAAAGCGCAGTTATTGCTATATCTGTACTGCCCTGGATAAAGATATAGTCAAAGGAGATGTAAATGATGGACAATGAAGAACTAACAAAAGTAATTGATAATATGCAGAAAATCAACGAAAAACTGCTGAAGCAGAACGATAAACTGCATCAAGAACTGGAACACTCGAACAGAGATTTCTTCGTTCTTGCTGGGCTGATAACTATCACACTGCTGCTTGTACTGTATGCTATGTGGTAATGTGGAAAGGGGGAATTTTAAATGGCAAGACTAGCAGAAGTGTGGTGCACATTCAGAAATCCAATTAGTTCTTCGCAGTTCTATGCGCTGAAGAATCGCTTTTATCTTATAAACCTGGACAATGTAACGTGGCATCTAGAATCGGCAGACTATAATATGAGAGGTGATGCGTGGCTGATTAAGTTCTTTCATAACGGAAAGCAGATTCATTCGATGAAGTTCTATGATGAACGCCTAGCACGTGATATGCTTAGATACCTTAAAGAGTTCAAACCGAAAAAGGAACACGGCACATTTAGTTTTGAAGGAATAACAGTTGACATAGACGATGTAGTGATGATTTCCAACAAGTACTACAATGATGCCGATTCACTAGGTGATACGAAAAGGTACACTTTTCTGATACATACAGTCAACTCCAAATGCAAGAGAGTTACCAAAAGCAGCATACCAGGTCGAGAGACAATAAGAGAATTTCAGAAAAGATTCATTAGATAATATGAAAGGTGGTGATCAGTCATGAGTGATTACAGAGGTGATCTATACAGAAAAATCGTACTTGATTTCTACAAGCAGAAGCATAGACCACCATATGTCGAGGAACTCAAGGGCTTAGGCGTCAAGGAACTGTACTTCAAGAAGAAATACGGCTCATATCCTAACTACATCAGAAACGAATTGAGACTGCCTATTACACAGACATTCGCTAGAGACAGGATAGTGGTAGACAAGACAACAAACGAAGTTGTCTTTGAAGGCACAATTTACGAGATAAATGAATTCTTCTTCACTAATGAGCCGAACGTAACAAGACATACGCTTGATTTCTATCTTAACAAGAAGGCATTCAGAAGGTACTGGTATATCTTCGCAAAGATGAACTATCATGTATGGGTTGCGAGCGACTACGACTTCAAGCAGTACAGACGTGCCATGTATTTCCTGTTCAGAAAGAAATGCTATCCAAATAATATGCTCTATGCGAAGAATGGAGAGGTGGCACAGCTCAAAAGGCTTGGAGAGCAGCTTGACAAAGGTGAGATACAGCTGAGTGATGTGCTGGATGTGGAGAGATACAAGGAATTTATAGGAAAGGACATTGATTACTATGAGGTTGTATGACGAAATAAAACAGAATATAAACTGCATTGAACTCGCTGCAGAACTAGGCATCGAACTGCACAAGAACGGGGGCACATATCGTTGCCCCTCTTTTATTCATGAAGGACATAATCCCAACAGTGTCATGGTGAGCGAGGACTCCTGGTTCTCGTTCAGTGACGGTGTCGGAGGAGATGTTACAGACATGCTTGCATATGCAAAGTATGATGGTGATAAGTCCATGGCGTTCAAGGATATGTGCCATCGTTTCAATCTTGCATTCAATGATACAGAATACAAGCAGAACTACAGGGAATGGAACAATGCCATACTGCAGTGGCATAACGAATTGACGGAAGAGGATATAGAGTATCTGCATCAAAGAAAGATCAAGGACAGCACCATTAATAACCTTTATATAGGAAGTCATGTGTTCAAGGAGAAAGCGCCTAACGGTGAGATGGTGGATGTACCACGTATCATCATTCCTATATTCAAGAACAACAACTGCGTCTACTACTGCGCTAGAAACAGAAGCGAATATGATGTGGTGAAGTATAAGAAACCATACCTGGAGGAAGCGTTCAAGGAGAATACGTTGTACGGCCTTGATACACTTAACAGAAGTGAGACTTATGCCGACAATGATACAATCGTCATTGCAGAAGGAGTATTCGACTTCTTGACATTCTACCAGGAAGGCTACAGAGTTCTATCAAGTGCTACAAGGCTGTCTAACAAGCAGACGGAGTATCTATGTAAGATTGCCAAGAAATTCAAGCGTGTTGCCATCTGCTACGACAATGACGGAAGAGGTGTCCAGTTCACAACAGCAACTGCAAAGCAACTGTTCGAACACAATATTCCATTCGATATAGTCAACGTTCCTAAGAAGTACGGCAAGGATGTGAGCGACTGCTACTGCGCCGGCCTCTCACCTAGCACGTTGTTGAATAATCATGTGGTGGACGGTACGCTATGGTATCTGAAGACAACCATGTCTGATATGGATGAACTTATGGAATATGTCTACAAGGCACACAGTCCTTATATGAGCAGAGTTAAAAAGAAAGCCATATTGCAGTATGCCAAGGAAGTTTTAGGCGCTGACGGCGAGGAAATGAAGGAAATACGAAGGGAACTGACAAGAGGCAAGACAAACGATGAATACGCCCATGAGTTTATTGCAAACTATGACTATAAATTAAGATGTAATCCATCACTCGGTTTCTATCGCTTCAACGGCACGTACTGGAGCAGATGTGATGATGCACTCATCAGACAGGGAATCATGGAGATGTTCGATGTATCATTCAATCTTGAATCAGCGATACTGAACAAGGTTAAAACTATCGTGTATGATGATACGCTACCTAACCAGGTGAACTGTCTTAATCTCAAGAACGGTACACTGTATTTCACCGAGAATCCTTTTGACGGCTATTACAGATTCACCAGCAAGCGCAATCCCGATGACTTCAATGACTATGTGCTCAACTACGAGTACAGAGAGAATGCATACAGCCAGGACTGGGAGGATTTCCTAAGCAGCACCACAAGCAATGACGAGAAACTTATCAAGCGATTTGCAGAGTACTTCGGATCGGTGTTCATGGAGCACAGCATACAGGACAAGGCGTACCTCTTCTATGGAAACGGAAGCAATGGGAAGAGCGTACTGACAAAGGTGCTGAGTGCACTGCTAGGTGACGGTAAATTATGCAGTACTCTAGAATTAAGCCGTCTAGGTGGGCGCTTTGACACACTGCAGCTATTAGGCAAGTATGTAAATTTCTGTCATGAAGCGACAAGCGATATCAAGGAGGCAGAGCCTATCTTCAAGGCGATCACATCAAACGATGTCATATCCACAGATGTGAAGGGCAAGCCACGCATTGAATTCAAGCCTAGATGCAAGATATTCATTGACTGCAACGAACTGCCAAGAGCGAACAAGTCAAACGGCGGATGGCTCAGAAGATTCGAGGGTACGAAACACAAATTCAACAACACATTCACTACAGACGAGTCAAGGGTGGATGACATCCACGTATTCAGAGCGATACCAGGAATCGACACACTCCTCACAAGCGAAGATGTGCTGCCTGCAGTATTGTGGTGGAGCATTGATGGTTATGTCAGACTGATTGAGAACGGCTACAGATTCAGCGAGATAGATGAGGACAAGGATTTGGAATACGAGTTCGCTATCGAGAGCAACCATGTTATCGAATTCCTCAACGAGTTCGACTGGGTTGATAACGGCATGACTCTTACATCAATGAGAGCAAACAGAGTGTATGAGATATACAAAGAATGGTGCGATGAATGCAGATACAGAGTTGCTGGTAGAAACACCTTCTACAAGAATCTGAAGGGAGCAATTACCTATTTTGATGGAACAGAAACACCACACTGCGAATTAAAGTCCATACGAAAACAGTGGTTTTTGGTAAAAAAGTAGAGGGGTACACAACTTATGGTGTTTTGAAACACCACAAACACCACATTGTATATTTTTACATGTCTCTTACTATTTAATAAAAAGTCCATAAAACGACACCGTAATACCATAAACACCATATGCAAGTCAGAAAACACCACTTGAAAAAACATTGATATTTACTTACTTTTTTATATATATGTGGTGTTTTGGTATTTTATATATAAGTAAATAGTATATAGAATATATGAAAGTAAATATATATAGAAGGAATAGAGAAGAGCAAAAAAAACACCAAAACACCATATTACTCATATACAGACCACCCATCCCCCTTGTGTGTGTGCGATTTTTTTGCCGGGGGGGATGTGTGAATGTGACACATGAGGGTAGGGGGTTGAATCTGACCATCGGTCAATTATTTTGTCAAGACTTTTTTAGAAATTCGATATTTTGGAGGTAAAAAAATGACAAAAAAGAAGTTCGACTACAACGAGATGGGCGAAAGCAAGCTGCCTGTCGCACGTGCAAGAGAGATGCTCAAATTAAAAAGAGCGACGATCAATGATTTTGATACAATCAAGAACAGAAGTTATGAATATCTCACTTACTGCGATGAAAACAACAGAGTTCCGACCTTGAGAGGTCTATGTGTCTGCCTTGGAGTTTCGCCAGACACTGTTAACAGATGGATTGCTGAGAGGCCTAATCACGAAACAACGATTTTTCTCTCACAGATGCTTAATCTGATGGCTGACAATCTCGAACAGGGAGCACTTCAAGGAACTATGGATAGAAATGCTTCTGTATTTCTGCTGAAATCCAATTTTGGCTATAGAGATAACCAGGATGTGAAGGTTCATCACATGGTTTCTGAAAGTAAATCAATTGAACAGATTGAAAAGGAAATTTCTGCTGTTGTTATAGATGCAGATTTTGAAGAGAAATAAAAAAAGGTGAGCGTTTTATGCTCACCTTTTTACATATGCACGTGAAAATTCTGCCACCACACGTGTGAAATTTCTGACGGCGCATTATGCCATCTGAAATTTTGCCGTATTTTTCCTGTTTTCTTGAGTATAGATTTTTTGTAGTTCTATGTAAGATTTTCCATTCTTATATTGATATAGGTTACATGCGCCTATAGCCTTAAATGGGCTATATTTCAATTTTAAGGCGCATTTATATGAAAGATGATAATTATATCACGATATGATTAAACACGCTTAAAAGGGCTATTTAAAGCCCTGTAGAATATCTCTACAATTTGTATGTATGAGCTGCATTATATAGATAGCCCATATTTCAATTTTAAGCGTTGTTTGTATGGTTATGGTATATTTATATCACCATTATATAAAAGTCTCTTAGAACGCTTAAAATGCTTATTTACCTATGATCATAAAAATGTTTGTGAACGCTTATTAAATGTTTATGAACGACAAAAAAGAAGATGTCACCATCTTCTTTTTCTTTTGATTGCACTGCTACCATTGAAACTAAGTAAGAATATTTCAACTTGCAGCATGAACCACGCTACAAATTTAATAAACCACCATATCAACCAAAAAGGCAAAAATAGAAAATACATTAATAATCTAAACATTAATCAATCCCCTCTATGCGAATAGCACGGCTTGCGATTGGGTCCACCTTAACAAACATACCCATTACGTCGTATATTTCCGTGTTTTCCGTTTCTTCTACTATATCATACATTGTACGAATATAACAGATATCATCATAGTTGTTTATTTCTTCATAGGCTTCTAATTTCTCTAAAATTTTTAGTTCCTGGTCCTCATCACCATAGTAATAATAATCATCACCATAATAATATTTACTATAATAAGTATCATCATAATGATAATATCGTGCTTGCCATGGGATATAGCCCTCATTACTATAATAGATACCATCGTTTTCGATCCAATCACCATAACGGTAAATATTGCCGTGACTGTCTAAGAACGCCAGGCGTGAACCATTTATAATAGGTTCTAGCAGCTTCTCCGTTCTATCATCGTGTAAGAATTTAGGGTTCATATCATAGAGATATGATACACACTTATTTACAAATAATTGTGTATCACTATAGATGCTTTTCTTTTCTTCAAAGTCACCAATAATACCATTATGTGCCATACCTAAGTTAGTTATAACATGTGTTTTTCGTAAAGCGTTTAGGTCACTAGTGACAGGAAAAGGATGGCAAGTGGCGCCATCTGTTTTCCCACTAGTAGAAATACGAAAATGCAAAATTAATGGAATTTCTTCTATATTGATTTTCTTTTTTAGATTATCAAGACTATTTAACAATTCTTTCAAGGTCATGAAACCTTTATTGATATGTACTCTATTGTTATAAGCGTACATATAACCCGCACCGTCGGGGTTGGTGTTAAACATTGTTTTCAAAGTAGTTTCATCTATCATTTTATGATGGGCTGGTTTGATTGCAATAATACACATTAGAATTCACCCCCTAACAAGTTAGAAAGTTCTTTTCTATTGCATAGATAGTAATAACCGTGTGTTTCAAAGGTTTCAAACTCCGATAAATCAATATAGTTTTGACGGCGTTTGTGCAATTCTCCGTTATTGTTATAGAGACAATAGAAAACGATTGTATCTCCTACAATTTCACCAACACATACATGATTTAAATTGATAAAAACGTTTTCATCTAAATCTTTTTTAATTGCTTGCATTAGTTCGTTTTCTTTCTTTTCTAATTCACCTAAATTTAATTCACTATCGCAATAGATTTCACGTGAATTACTGTATTCTCTACAATAATCACCATCTAGCAATAAATCCCATGTGATAACATCTGTATTACTCATTGCGACCATACAGATATTATGAACTAGTTCAAGGCTGGCCATAAATGTTTCATACTTAAGAGTTCCACGGAAAAATCTAAACTCATAAGTAGAACTATTATTTTCATTGAACCATGTAGAATGGCCATAGTGTTTGGTATTTTTCGCTTTGTGCATTGTTACGTTGCTTTTACCGATTTTTTCCCCAAAGTCGCTATAACCATAATCCCAACACTGGCGACGTGAAAACTGGAATAATTCATCTTTAAAGAAGAAAAGGATTGTTTTCAATCTGTCATAACCGCGATCATCAAAAAACGACTTGTTAACGTGCACGTGTAAACCACATGTGCCAGCGTCATGACTTTCACACTTGCCATCTAATTCACTAAAGAACCAGTCGTTATAATGTTGGTTCTTGTGATATGCTAGTGTGCATGGTTGACTAATAAATTCAAAAGCAACTGTACAATCATATTCACAATGTAATACATCTGTACTGTCACCATCTAATACGCTTGCAGCTAAACTTTCACAATCGCCGCGTACGTTGTCAACTTCTAATTCAAACCCCATAAATAAAGGACTTTCACGTGCTAGAGAACGAGGGTAATAACCATCTTCATATTTATGATAGTCATAAATAATAGGTTCCATATCTTCCCAGCAAGTATCACAATAATAATTGCCATCTCTATAATGCATATCATAATCGCTGCTGAAATAATCGTCGCATTCATCACACTTTTGAAAATCATAATCCCTTGATACATATTCATCTGTATCTGTTAGATAAACAGTATAGTTTTCTGGTTGATAGTCTTCAGTATCTTCACAATAAATATAATTTTCACTTTCTATAGTATCATTTGTTAAAAGGTCATTATCACAATAACCATAATTGCTAGTATTTTTATTGATATAGCAATCTTCAAAAGAAGAATATTCAATATTATAATCTTCTTTTAATTCTTCAAGTTTACTCTTAGAAATAGATTTAAAATTATTGTTGTCATAATACTTTACTAATAAATCATCCATAATGTTTTACCTTAAGAAAAACATATGATATAATCATGTTGCTATTTGTCGCTCAAAACATATAGCACTAATATAAAGAGATTAATTCTAATATGTACATCTATATATAGATTGGTACGTTGTGGATTAATCTCTTTTCTTTTTTAGTACTATATATAGCAATATGTATATATACGTTTCTCTTTTCCTTTTGAGATTTTCACGTATTCAATTGTCAATGAACTATCTTATAAACACTATAAAGTGATTACACCTATATTATACACTATAAAGTGGTTGTGTCAATAGAAATAAAACATTTTATAGTGTTTGTTTTAATCTGTCTTTTAATCGTTCGTTTTTTAGACATAATCTTTATAATACCCCCGCCCTCCCCATTTTTTCGAGCGTGTCACCGAAGGTGCTCAACCCCGCTACCACCGACGACCTATTTTTAAGACCTTACACTAGATAATGTTTGACATCGATGAAACGTTGTGCTATACTCTAATTGAAAGGTGAATGGAGGTAATGAAAAATGAATTTTCAAGAAGCAATGTATAAACTGATTAAGGATAATAACAGTTCATTCGCAAGGCTCGCCGAAAGATTAGGATATGGAAAACCATCAAGCATAGGTAACGTCATTAAAAGAGGAGATGCTAGGGTAAGCATGTTGGTCAACATATGCAACGAACTTGACTACGACATCATCATCAGACCACGAGGCGGTAATGACAGAGCAGAAAGAACAATCGTACTAGATGAAGTGCCCGACAGAGAAGACAACAGAGGAAAATGGCGATGAAATACGGCTACGCACGAGTGAGTACAGGAAAGCAGTCTCTCGACAGACAGATAGACAGCCTGCGCTCATACAATGTAGACTATATATTCAGTGACAAGTACACGGGCACAAGAATCGACAGACCGAACTACTGCAAGTTGAAGGAAACGATAAAAAAAGGCGATGAACTATACATCCACGCACTAGACAGACTTGGAAGAAATAAACAGCTCATAAAGGACGAGATTAGATTTTTCCAGGAAAAGGGTGTTATAATAAGAATACTTAATATGCCTACAACCATGATTGAACTGGACGGACAGGAATGGATCATCGAGATGATAAACAACATAATCCTCGAGGTGCTTTCATCACTCGCTCAGCAGGAGCATGACATGATGGTGGAGAGAACCGTTGAAGGTCTCAAAGCTGCACGCAAGAGAGGAAAGAGCATCGGAAGACCGACTGTCTCAATCGAAGAGGTAGATAACCTGGTCAGACAGGGTGTATCGATAACAGATGCCTGCAAGCAGTGCAATGTGAGCAGAGCAACGTATTATAAGCATAGAGCCTAGAGCCATGCACCACATATGGTGTAGGCTCTTTTTTTTGTGCACTAAATGATGAAACACAGCAATGGATAAGGAGGAAATATGGCAATAGATAAGAAGAAAGTGAAGCTGTACAAGAGTACTGACAGTCTTACTGCCAAGTATGACATTGTACTGAACTGCTACGCTACGAATGACAAAGATACGCTTCTGCATCTGAACAAGGACTTAAGGCGCAGACTGGCTGAAGCAAACAGCAACAGAAGCAAGGATATCGAGGAGCGATACAATATGTATCAGATGTATAAGAAGACATTCCTGTTTACGGCGCATTATTCGTTCGAGGACTACATGCTTTATCTCGAGATAAACAGACCTGTTAATGAGCAGTTCTACCGTCCTCGAATGAAGATACTGAAAACCGTAGTAAAAGATCTGCAGGACCTCCACGATGGAAATCTACAGGAACTGTTTATTTCGATGCCGCCACGAGTAGGCAAGACAACACTTATTATGTTCTTCCTTACATGGCTCATGGGAATCAATTCGGAGAAGACGAATCTGTACAGCAGTTTCTCTGATACAATCACGCATTCGTTCTATGAAGGTATAAATGAAATCATCAATGACAATATGACCTATACATACAGTGAGATTTTCCCAGCATCCGTCATAGTGAATCAGAACTCTAGATTAAACACACTGGATTTGGAACGAAAGAAGAGATACCCAACACTTACATGTCGTTCTATCTATGGAACACTGAACGGTTCGTGTGACTGTAACGGCGTGCTTATCGGCGATGACTTGATCGGTGGTATCGAAGAAGCGCTCAATCCGGAGCGTATGTACAAGACATGGAAACTAGTGGATAACAACCTCATCACACGTGCTAAACAGGGGAGCAAGGTATTGTGGATAGGTACTAGATGGTCGCTTGTTGACCCGGCCGGCCTAAGACAGGACCTTATATTGAATGACCCGAACTTCAAGTCAAGAAAGTATAAGATTGTGAATCTGCCAGCACTCAATGAGAATGATGAATCCAATTTCGACTATGACTATGGCGTTGGATTCTCTACTGAATACTATCAGCAGAGAAGGGCGTCATTCGAGAGAAACGATGACATGGCATCCTGGTTCGCACAGTACCAGGGAGAGCCTGTAGAACGTGAGGGCGCATTGTTCAACGGCGGAGATATGAAGTTCTATAACGGAATACTGCCGAACGAGGAGCCAATCAGAAGACTGACCGTAGTAGATACTGCCTGGGGCGGCGGTGACTACGTGAGCGCTCCGATAGCCTATCAGTATGCAGATGGAACGGTATATATACCAGACGTTGTGTTCAATAACGGCGATAAGAGAATAACTCAGCCGGAAGTGGCGAAGAAAATCGCTTCGTGGGGTGTACAGGACTGCGATGTCGAAAAGAATAATGGTGGTGAAGGCTACGCTGAAGATGTACAGAAGGAACTTGAACGACTTGGCTACAAATGCGTCATAACATCACACAGTGCGCCGACAACAAAGGCAAAAGAGGTACGTATATTTCAGAACGCTCCCGATATTAGAGAGTTCTATTTCCTTGAGCCAGGCAAACGCTCAAAGGAGTATTCAATGTTCATGAATAACCTGTTCTCATTCAAGATACTCGGCAAGAACGAGCATGATGATGCGCCCGACAGCTTGTCACAGTTGTGTGACAGACTGTACGGAGGCTATGGAACGATAAAAGAAATATTCAAAAGACCGTGCTAAAAGGCGCCGTTTCTCTCTCTGCAAAATACAATGATATTAGGGATGCCTGCATTCATTTGCCTACCCCCTATGTCACCTACAAGGCATCCCTCATATCTATTCATTACAGGGAGGAAATTAATGAAAAAGAACATATATTGTCCTCTCTGCTTGAAGAGAGGAAAAAAGAAGATACTAGGCAGAGTAAGCGGCGATACAAGCGGTACGCTATATCTCTGGTGCAAGGTAGACAAGAAAGAAATAGAAATTCGTGTGGAAGGAGGCAACGCTGGTGATTAGCAGAGGCAGAAAGACAATCTATTCAAGTGAATCAGAAATCACAAGAGATAATGTTCAGAAAGTAGTCACATATGCGATGCAGACGCACGAATTAAATCGCAAGGATATAAAGTACCTTATCGAGTACGAGAAGGGAAGACAGGACATCCTTGATAGAGAGAAGCCTGTAAGGCCCGAAATCAACGAGAAGATAGTAGAGAATCACGCATCACAGATTGTTAATTTCAAGACAGCTTTCGTGTTTGGTTCGCCAATCAGATACGTTCAGAAGGCTGAACAGGAATTGAAGAGCGAAACTACATCAGACGAGGATGATGGGTACATCGGTGAACTAAACAGCATGTGCTTTGACGAAAGAAAGCACACAAAGGACCAGGAACTAGCAAAGACATTTCTGACATGCGGTGTGGGATATAGAGGAGTTTTTCCTCAGAAGGACAAAACTGCTTATACACCTTTTAGAATTGTTAACCTGGATCCTATGAACACATTCATCATCTACAGTCCCGACATTTTCCATGATCCGCTTCTTGCGGTCACATACTGGCGTGATATGAACGATAAAGGGGTCGTGGAAGAAACGCATTATACGGCCTACACGAATGACAGGGTGTTTCAGTTCACAGATACACATGTCGGTGAGGTTGAAGAAAGCGTAAATGGTATCGGAGCAATTCCTATTGTCGAATATCGACAGGATTATGACAAGATGGGCTGCTTTGAGAGAGCCATCGGCCTGTTAAATGCAATCAACACATGCACAAGCGACAGACTGAATGGACTGGCACAGAATGTACAGTCATTCATTTGGTTCGATAACGTTGACATGAACAAAGAAGACTATGACGAACTTAGAGAGAACGGTGCATTATCCACAACAAGCAGAAACGGAACTACAGCGTCCGTAAAGACGATTGAGACATCGCTTAATCAGAATGAAATTCAGAGTCTGAGTGATTACTTATATGCCCAGTTACTACAGATCTGCGCTATGCCTTCTAGGGAAGCACAGAGTGGTTCTACAACAGGGCAGTCATCTATGCTGAGTGGTGGATGGCAGGAAGCAGAGGAAGATGCTTATCGACTCGAAGAGATGTTTGACGAAGGGGAAAAGAAGTTCCTCGCTATCGTTAAAAACATTCTCGACCGAAGCAATACAGTTGTTAAGGAAGAAGTCAAACTAAGAGATATCGACATCAAGTTCTCTAGAAACAAGGTCACAAATATGCTTGTCAAGACACAGGGGCTTCTAAACATGAAGACATTCGGCATCCATCCAAGAGTTGCTATTCAGACTGCTGACTTATTCAGCGACCCTCAGCAGGTATACGTGGACAGCAGGGAGTACCTAGATGCAGCATATAACACTGAATTAAAAGCTGGCATCAATGATGATGGCAAAGACTTACAGAGCAATCCACAGGGTGATAACCCAGCAACAGTTACAGATGACCAGAATATACAGATGTCATTCGTAAATTCCGGTTAGCATATTTAGGTAAGTATATTTGAGTTAGAGAAAAACTTTAAAGAGCACATACATAGTTAGAGAAAAACTTTAAAAAGCACATATATAGTTAGAGAAAAACTTTAAAGAGCAAGGAGAATCAAAATGAACGTAAGAGAAATCTTAGGCGCTAGATTAACTGAAGACACAACAATCGAAGATTTAATCGAAATGCTAGAAGCAGATAATTCTACTGTATCAGTCAGAGAATATAACGCTATGAAAGATAAAAGTGATAAAAACGCAAAGGAAGCAGCCAATTATAGAAAGCAGCTCAATGCGAATAAATCACAGGAAGAGATTAATAAAGAAGAAACTCAGAGACAGTTGGATGAATTGGCCAGTCAAAATGCTGATCTCACAAAAAAACTATCAATCATGGAAAATGAGAAAAAATTCATATCTATGGGATATAACGAGGAGAGTGCGCACAAAGTGGCTAGTGCTTTAGCCGAGGGTGATATGAAATCATTTTTCAAGCAGCAGGAAATTTTTAATGCTGAATTAAACAAGAAGTACAAAGCAGAGGCGTTAAACAATACAAAAACGCCAGGACAGGACGATAATCACGACGATATCATGACAAAAGAGAAGTTAAGCACAATGTCATTAAGGGAACAGATGAAGTTCGCTGAAGAAAATCCTAGTGAATATCAGTCAATTTACGGCAAAGGAGAATAAGATATATGGCAAACACACCATATCCTAATTATGTATTGGAGAACAAGTTTGAAGACCAATACCAGACATATCTAGACTTAATGCAGTTCTGTACTGTTGATAACTCATTAACAGGCGAACCTGGCATGAAGAAAAAAATCCGTACTTATGTAGCAACTGATGGTACGGAAACAGTAGCAAAAGGTGAAGGGAACACTAAGTCAATCACAGCCAGCTACACTGAAACAGAATACACAATCGAGACATTACAGAACAGATTCGATTGGTATGATGAAGATGAAATGGAAGATCCATTAGTAGTTGATAAAGGCTTAGAACACCAGGCGGTTGATATGTTCAACACTGCCAACAAAAAGGCTATTGCTGAGTTTGCGAAAGCCACTCAGAAGGTAGAAACTGCTAAGTTCGATTTCAACTGTTTCGTTGATGCGGTAGCATCTATCAAGGATTTAAGAATCAGCGAATCAACTGAAATCACAGGATTAGGCGTTTTCGCATTAGTTCATAAGGACGATGTTGCAGAACTTCGCAAGAACTTAGGAGAATTATTAAAGTATGTTGAAGCATATGCACGTAATGGTTACATCGGAACAGTTGCCGGTGTAAACATCTATACATCTGCATTAGCAACTAAAGGAGAATTCGCAGTCGCAACTGCACAGGCAGTTACTTATTTCCATAAGAAAGGTGCAGAAGCCGAATCTTCAACTAGAGGAAGCCGTTCAGCAGAAAACGCTAATAAGCGTGAAAACACAGTTTTCTTAAGAACATTCGGTATCTTCGCTTTAACTGACCAGAACTTCATTGTAAAGGTTGTTAAGAGTGCAACTAGTGGACTCGCTGCGGGGGATGAAATTCCTACAGTCTAGAAAGGGGTAGAGAATGAAAAAAGTAGAAGTGATTAAAGCGTTTTATGACGCAAAAAACAAAAAGACCCTACGTAAAGTAGGGGATGTGATTAAAGTTACAGAAATCAGAGCAATGGAACTCATTGAAAAAGAGTTCGCAAAAGAAGCGGAATAGTGTATATGAAAGGGGATGATAAACATGACACAGGAAGAAATACTAAGAATCAAATTAAAAGATGATGATGTTGATGACGATGATTTAGTGGTTCTTCTGCAAAGTGCCAAGTTAATCATTCTCTCAAATCGCTATCCTTATCATGATTTTCCTGTTGATGACAACGGAGAATATATTCTTGAGAATAGATACAAGGATCTGCAGATAAGAATTGCAGTGGAATTATTTGCAAAAGCCGGTGCAGAAGGAGAACTGACTCACACAGAAAATGCAGTAACACGACAATGGGCAAGCGCCGATGTTTCGCCTGCACTTTTAAGGGAAATTATTCCTAAAGCGAAGGTATTCTAAATGAGAAACTTCAAGAGAGATCAGTTCACAATCTACTATGCACTGTTCCAAAAGGATAGTGCTACGGATAAATACGGCAACAGAATAGGTGGCTATACTGAGCCGACAAAATTAAAAATTTCACTTTCTGCAGCAAAGGGCGATTCGAATTATAACGTATTCGGTAAAGATACTGATTATGACAGAGAGATGGTTACGACAGATACTAACTGCCCTATTGATGAATATTCTAGATTATGGATTGGCGCCGATACGTCAGAGACCCACAATTACGTAGTGACAAAAGTCGCAGTAAGCAAGAGGGAGAAGAGATATGCAATCAAGGAATATAAAGGTTAGGCTGAACGATGAAAGTATCAGTCAAGCCATCTCTAGTCTTAAGGAATACAAGAAAACACTGAAATATAAGCAGGCCGCTCTCATGAAAGAACTCGGTGAGCATGGCTTTGAAGTGATGGTCAGAGAGATTGATTCCTATCCAATGCCTTATTCTAAGGACGATTTAATTAATAGTGTGTCATATGAATGCACAGGTAAAACAGTCACTATTTACAATGCATCTGAACACGCTTTATTCGTAGAATTCGGAACCGGAATCGTTGGCTCACGTTCGCCGCATCCACACGATACCATCGGGTATCACTATGATGTCAATAATCACGGTGATGATGGGTGGTATTATCGTGATGAAGGCAAATGGCAGTGGACAAAAGGTATGCCATCTAGACCATTCGCTCATGGCACATACGAGACTTTGAGGGCAGAACTTATCGATATTGTAAAGAGGGTGTTTCAACAGTGATTGACAGAGAAGATGAATTATTCGCTGATATTGCAGACCATCTTAGAAAACAGTTTGATGGTATTTATATTATCGGAAAGCAATTATCTTCTGAACCACCTAGATTTCCGGCAGTATCTATCATTCAAGAGAACAACGTAGTAAACAAACGATATAGTACATTTAACGAGATGGAAAATGTTGCTCATATTACGCAGTACATTGAAATCTATTCTAATGATAAAGAGCAGAAAGAAGAAATATGCAAATCGATATCGTTAGCAATTGATAATGTATTGAAAACTCATGGCTATTGCAGAATGCTTAACCAGCCGATGGTTAACGCTGATGATACTATAGCAAGAAGAATCATGAGATATAAGAAAGAAAATGAAACACAATATTAAGGAGGATAAATATGGGAGTAGCAATCAACACAGCTGGCGTAACTGTAGGATATGCCGTTGAAGCGACAGCAGGTACTAGACCAACTGGTGGGTACACTGTAATTCCGGACATCAAGTCCGTTCCGGAACTAAATCCAAGTCCCGAAACTTTAGAATCTACTGATCTAATGGAAACAGAGTACAAGACTTATATTGAAGGCTTAAAGGACTTAGGTGGAGCATTAGCGTTCACAGCAAACCTAACAGAGGAACTTATTACAGTTTGGGATGCCTTAATTGGAAAGTACGAAGAAGCTGCAAAGACAGGCAAGTCTACATGGTTTGAAATCAAACATCCTAAGTTAGCAAAATCTGTTTACTTTAGTGGTCAGCCATCAAAGACAGGTTTACCAGCAATTGAAGTAAACAGCATCTTAGAAACTAACTTATATATCACACCTACAGGTGCACCTGAATGGGGAGCAAAAAGCACTGATAACGTATAAGTTAGAGGCGCTTTAATCGGCGCCTTTTTTTAATAATTTATAGAGGAGATAAGCAAGTATGGAAAAATCAAATAGCACAACAATCAAGTTTGCATACGAAGGCAAGAATTATGAATTAGGTTATACAAGAGAAATTGTCGGTAAGATGGTTGGAGAAGGCTTTGAAATTGAAAAAGCAGCTCAGAACCCACTTGATGCGATTTATGAATTATTCATTAATTCATTTGAAATGAATCATCAAGATACAGATATCGATACAAGAGAAAAGATTTTAAAGAATCTTGGCAATAAAGAGCATCTATTTGCAGTGCTTGTAGAAATGTTCTCTGAACCAATTGAATTCCTAGGAGAACCAGAAAAAAACGCGATCGAGTGGACAGTATAGAAGGCGAAAGTGATGCCGATGCGTTCACGAATGATTATAGGAAAGTAATGAATGAGTGGTTTCCCTATTATCTTGCGTTAGGGATGACCTATGAACAGTATTGGTGTAGTGATCCATATCTTACGGTTTATTATCAGAAAGCCAAGAAAATGAAGTTTGATTATGATAATCAGATGGCTTGGATAAATGGAATGTATATCTATGATGCCGTGTCGGCTATTGTGTTCAATACATGGTGCCGTAAGGAAGGGGAACAGTGCAGAAATTATACTGATAAGCCTTATGAATTTGATGAGGCAAAGCAAGAAGAAGAATTAAAGAAAGAAGCAGAAGTCCAGGCAGAAGCGTGGATGCGAAACTTCGTTAATCTATATAAAGTTTAGAGCCAAACCGAGAGCCTTATTTTTTTAAGGAAGGAGGTTTAAGACTATATGGCTGATATAGATAAATTATCGATAGTATTCGAAAGTGATGTTGATGGAGCAGTCAACGCAATAGATAAGTTGACAGGTGCACTTCAAAGATTAAATCAAGGTATTAAGATTGACGGCAATGTTGCAACTACCTTGAACTCTCTTTCAAGACTTGACAAAGTAGTCAATGGTTTAAACACCAAGAATGTTGATGCTTTTTCTAAAGGAATAAGAAATCTTGTTGAAGCATTAAAGCCTTTAGAAAAAATAGGCGATAGTGGTCTTGGCAAAACTTTGAACAGTTTATCAAATATATCTAAAACCATCAGCAAACTAGACCAGGCAGACTTAGGCAAGTTCAGCGGGCAGATGAATCAGATTTCAAGTGCCATGGCACCACTTGCACAGAACGGCAATCAGCTGTCTGATGTGTTTAGTAAAATGCCGAGTGCAGTAGCCTCTGCATCCAAGTCTCTAGATACCTATAATTCTAAATCTAGAGGTGCTAAGGTTCATACAGGTGGACTGTTTTCAGCAATCAGTTCTTTAGTAAGCGGAGCAAGAGGAATACATTCTACTTTCTCGTCACTGAATTCGACGTTCGGTTTCTTTTATAATGAAAGTGCTGAATACATAGAACAGTTAAATCTGTTCAATGTTGCAATGGGCAGTGCTGCACAAAGTGCCAGCGCATTTGCTCAAAAGGTCAGTGATGCTATGGGTATCGATCCAGGCAAATGGATGGAATACCAGGGCACACTTAATATGATGATTGAAGGCTTTGGCGTGGCAAGTGACAAAGCACAGATAATGTCGCAGAACCTAACACAGTTATCATATGACTATAGTTCCTTAATGAACGTAGATGTAAGCACTGCTTTCGATAAAATACAGAGTGCCATGTCCGGACAGATTAAAGGATTGAAGGAATATGGTAACAACGTGTCTGTTGCGATGGTCAAACAGACAGGTCTTAAATATGGCTTACAAGGCAACGTAAGTACCTGGGATCAGAACACACAGGCAATCATGAGATACATCACTATCATGAATAATGCCAGCAAAGTAGATGTATTTAATGATATGGCACGTACAATCAATACGCCTAGTAATGCCGTACGTATCTTGGCACAACAGTTTAACCTGCTTAGACGTGCAGTCGGTAATATTGCGAGCGTATTTGCTACGGCAGTAATTCCATATATACAGGTAGCAGTTGAACTTCTGAATAAGTTTGCTAGTTTTGTAGCTGGCTTATTCGGATTTAAATTACCAACCATTGATTATAGCGGCTTAGAAAAAGGCTCTGGTGCTATGGATGACATGGCAGACAGTGCTAAGGACGCAGGCTCATCAGTGGGTGGAGCAACCAAGAAAGTAAAAGACCTAAAGAAAGAACTACAGACATTAGGATTTGATGAATTAAACATTCTCAACAGTCCAAAGAACGATTCCGACAGTGGCGGCTCTGGTGGTGGATCCGGTGGCGGCGGTATCGGTGGTGGTGCTGGTATCGGTGATATCGATTTGCCACAATATGATTTCTTGAAAGGCTTAAAGAAAGATACAGACGAAATAGAAAAGAGATTAAAGGAACTATTTAAACCTGTCACTGATAGTTGGAACAAGTATGGCAAAGGCGTCATGGACAGCTTTAAGTTTGCTTTAAATGAATTATCTGAACTCACAAAGAGTATCGGCAGATCATTTGGAGAGGTATGGCAGAACGGCACAGGCAAGAAGACGGTAAGTGAAATTCTACTAATCGTTAAGAACTTATGCGACTTCATCGGATATCTAGCAAAGCGTTTCAGAGAAGCGTGGGATGAAGCAGGACTAGGAACAAAGATCATTCAGAATCTATGGGATGCTGCAAATAATTTACTTCATTCCGTTGAAGACATTAGTGAGCAGCTGAGCAATTTTGCTTTCTACCTTGATTTCAAGCCAGCGTTAAAGAGCGTTTATAGTTTATCAAAGGCTTTTAAAGAACTTTCAGATATTGTAGGAAAATATCTAAGTGATGCTTTCAAAAATGTACTGTTGCCATTAGCAAAATGGGGCATTGAAAAAGTTATTCCTACAGGAGTTAGTGCTTTAGCAGATGCCTTAAAGGGAGTCAGTGCTGCTCTTAAGAATTTAAGACCGTTTATCACTTTTCTAGAAAAATTAACTGTTGCCCTAGGAAAATTAGTAGGGAACACTATTTTGGTTGGCATCAGTGCATTAGGAAAAGCATTGAAGGCTATCGGTCAGTCAAAAACATTATTAGCAGCATTAACCACTACTGTAGCAACGCTTATCGCTTCTATGAAGTGGGGCAAGGTAATCAATGACTTGAACGATGTAAACAGTACCGTAAGCAAGTTGAAGGTAGTATTTGAACTTTTCAAAAGTGAAGGAATCTCTGCACTTGAACTTTTGGTACAGGATTTTGTTAAGTCGCATAAAGCACTCGATACATTAGTCACTGGCTTCAAGGGCCTAAATGATGCTAATGGTATACTTAGCGGTGTTAGTACTGCAGTTACTGCATTAGGTACAAAACTCGGTGTATTGACCGTTGCAGAAGGTGGAGCAACAACTGCAACTGGCTTGTTAGGTGGTGCACTCGCATTCCTTGCGGCAAATCCATTAGTAGCGGTGGCTGGTGCTATAACAGTTGCAGTAGGGGCTATTGCATTCTTCACAAGCAGAGTTAAGGATAATTCTGATGCACAGGAAAATGCGTTAGAATCAGCAAAAAGACTATCAGATGGATTAAAGGAACAAGCCAAAGAATGGAGAAACGCCAGCAAAGAAGCGAAAAATAATGCTAGTGATGGCATAAAGAACGCCAATGTAGCTGCAGACTACGCTAGCAAATTGTATAACATTGTTGATGCGAACGGTAAAATCACAGGCAGTGTAAAACAGGCACAATTCTTCGTTGATGAACTTAACAGTCAGTTAGGAACTAACATTAAGATTCATGATGGTGTGATTTCTAATTGGGGCAAGGAAAAAAACGCGATCAACGAAACTATTGAAGCACTAAAGCGAAAAGCAGTAATTGAAGCGTATAGCAAAGATTTTGCTGAAGCAGACATGAAGAGAATAGAAGCCAAAAAGCAATTGGCAGAAGCAACTAGCAAACTCAATGAATCTAAAGAGAAAGAAGCAGAACTTGAAAAAAGACTTCTTGATGCTCAAGCAAATCACACAGGGTCTACTATTTACCTTAGAAACGAACTTGAAAAACAGAAAAAAGTGACAGATCAATATAGTGGCGCTGTAGAAAATGCAAAGAATAAATTGACTGATATCACCGAAGGATGCGATATGTACAATAAAGCAATCCAGGCAACAGATGGAACGGTTGAAAGTTCTACTGCATTCATCGTCGCACAATATGGAGTGTTAGCGAAAGATGGCACATATACGTATAGTTCTTTAGCGAACGGTCTAAATGACCTTAACGCCAAGTGCGATGAAAACGGCAAAGTATGGCAGACCTTAAGTAAGACAGAACAGGAAGCGAGCAAACAAGCGAGAATTCAGTTGCTTGGTGACTTGGCTCAGAAAGCATTCAGTCAAGGCAAGACTTACGAGCAGATGCTTTCTACTGCAAAAGCAAAAGGTGCTGAATTAACACAAGCCGATAAGGCTGAGTTAAAGAAGCAGTATGATAATCTGAAAAAACAGGCTGACGATATCAAAGCAGTTAAAAAAGAGCAGTACAATGCCTTGATGTCTTTACTTGATAAGTATGGAATCGACAAAAAGAGCAAAGACGGAAAACGCTACGTAAACGAATTGAAAGATGCACAAAAGAATGGTACTGAGCAAGGTCAGAAGTATATTGACAACCTAGCCAAGAAAATCAGCAACGACAGTCATAAAGTCACTAACGAAGTTGATAAGACTAGTAAAAACAGTAAAAAGCAATTTGAGTCTCACCAAGCAGAATTTAAAGTGGCTACTAAGACTGCTGAGAAAACCCTAGCAGCTTTCCTAAATTCAATTCCTACTTTTAAACCAATAAAATTGGGTCTTGAAGTTGCCAAGAAAGTATTAAAAATAGGGAATTTTGGATTTGATATTGATTTACGTGCTGGAGGTGGTTTTCCCGACACAGGTCAGATGTTCATCGCTCGAGAAGCTGGACCGGAATTAGTAGGTCGTATCGGTCGCAGAACTGCTGTTGCGAATAATGATCAGATTGTGCAGGGTATCGCAAGTGCCGTAAGAAGTGCCATGGCTGGCGCAAATAATCCTAACGGTGGTGGTACTACAAGAATCACAGTACAGAACGTTCTTAACGGCAGAGCAATCGGTGAGTCTGTCATCGAATACCATAATGGCAAAGTCAAACAGACAGGACATAGTCCTTTATTATTCTAAAAGGAGGGAGACAACGTGGAATATATTCTAGAAATAAATGGCTACGGGTGTTTCCCTAGCAAATACGAAGTACAGCTAAGCGATGTTGACAGGGAGGACGGAAGCGGAAGAAACCAAAACGGAGATATGCTACGAGATAGAGCGGGGGTCAAGAAAAAAGTCATCTTGACTTTCGCTGCTATTCCGCAGTCAAAGGCAGAACGCCTGTTGCAAGCCGTCAAGGATGAATTCGTTACTGTCACATACCTAGATCCGGAACTTGGAAAACGAACAATGACAGCTTATGTCGGTGACAGAAACTGTCAGATATTCAAATATGATAGGGCAAGTCAAGAATGGATATGGGATAGTATAACATTCAACCTTATCGAGAAATAATCATAAGGAGGGGCGATGATGATTAACACAAGCAGACAATATCAAGATGTTATAGTTGGTCCTTCTAGAAGCATTAAAGCAAGAGTGAAATTCAACGGAGATACTTTATTGGATGATGATAAAGTTATCTCTGTTTCACTGAATGAGATAGCGAATTCTGATGAAAAAGTCACAATTGGTGAACTCAACAGTGCGAAGGCAGTCGTGGAGTTCGAAATGCCTAATGATACAATCCCTTTAAAAAACGGAATATTCAGTGTTCAAAGCGGACTGCTTGTGAATGGTGAATATGAGTTTGTGGATAAAGGAACATTCTATATAGATGAGATAGAAAGCAGCATGGGCAGTAAGATTGTTACTGTCAGCGGCTATGACAGTATCTATAGAATGAATGCAGAATACGAGCCAGGTATTAAATATCCGGCGTTACTAGAAGATGTGGTGGGAGACATATGCAGACAGTGCAATATCACATCTGCAATTGAGAACATTCCGACGATTACATTAGACGGCTACCAGGAAAGCATCACCTGTAAAACATTCATGGGCTACTGCCTAGGACTCATGGGATTGAATGGGCGCATGAACGAAAGCAACAAACTGATAGGCTACTGGTTTGAAGACAGTGGCTTTAAAGTTAAATGGGATAATCAGTTTCAGAGTGGATTCAAGTTAACATCCGACAATGATGTGAAGGTCACAAGCGTGTCCTGCAATGGATTGATTAGTGGTAACGGCTATGGCATATCATTTGAGAATCCATACATGACACAGGAAATTCTCGATGGAATATACAAGAAAGTGAATGGCTTTACTTATAGTCCATCGACTGTTGAATGGAGAGGTAATCCGTCATTACAGATAAGTGACATCATCAAAGTAGAAGATAACAACGGTGTATTCCACAATGTCATTCTAAGTGAACACACAATTACACTGACAGGCATGAAAGACAGCATCACTTGTAAAGGTTCCAATGGTGAAATTGTGATGAGTACATCAAACTCGCCTACGCAGTTAGTCGTAAAGCGATTGTACAACACACTCACAAATGCACTCAAGACAAACAGTGAGAACATTCTAGGGCATAATGGCGGCTACTACAGAGTAGACTTCAATGAAGAAGGGCAGCCTAGTGGATGGTCTATCATGAATACGCCGACACTACGTGATGACACTAAGATGTGGAAATTCTCTAGTGGTGGTCTTGGCTACAGTGTTGATGGCGGTAAAACATTCACAAAGATTGCATTTGACTTAGAAGGCAATTTTAGTGCAAATGCTATTACCACAGGGACCATCAGTGGCGAAATGTTTGAATTGAATCTCGAAACTGGAGTCATCAAGATAGGCGAAAGAGACGATAAGGGGGAGATAAGTAACCCTAGCCTATACGTGAATGAAAAGGGCGAAGTGAAGATCAGAGCGTTCGAAAGAGTCGAGAACAAGGCTGATGAAGCGCTTAAACAGGCACAGGGTTCAGTTAAGAAGTTTGTTTGCGAGTATGCTAGTTCAACAGATGGAGCAACACCACCAGAAACAGGGTGGTCAGAAACTGCACCGACTTGGCGTCCAGGAATCTATATATGGCAGAGAACAGCCACAACGATCAACAATACTGTCACATACAGTACACCAGTATGCATTACAGGAGCAAAGGGTGAGGATTCTATATTGTTGTGTATAGAGTCATCAAATGGCACGACATTCAAGAACAGCGATGTGGCAACTATATTCACGGTAAGTATATATGTGGGTGGAGTTGTGATTGATAACTCTTTGAAGTTGAGGGAGACATTCGGAGATGGTGCATATCTTCAGTGGCTCATTAAAAAGCATGGAGAGACTGAATTCAGCAAGATCCCGTTAGATGATTCAAGACTCAATGATAACGGGTTCATGTTCACTATTTCAGCAAAAGACATTAAATTCAAGGCAGTATTCAACTGCGAGTTAAACATTTAGGAGGAAAATTATGGCAATTAAAGCGGTCAATCAGATTGACGTTATCGACTTAACCGATGGCTATTCGGTTGTATTAACTAATGACAACTATACATTCTTAGGTACTACTACTTCTGTAAACGGTACACAGACAACTACTACACAGGTAATGGCATTATGCGGTAGCGAACAGGTTCCATGTACTGTAGGAACTATTACATGTCCTACAGGAATCTCAGCAGTGTCTGACGGCAAGTCACCAATGCCAACAATCACAGTTACTGCAACATCTGCATTAACTAAGAGCGGTACTATTACTATCCCTATCGTCGTTGATGGTGATATTACAATTAACAAGACATTCAGTTTCTCAATTGCATTTAAAGGTCAGACAGGGCAGAACGGTACAAGTGTTACTGTAAGTTCAACTTCTGTAACATACCAGGTTGGTGCAAGCGGAACTACTAAACCAACAGGTGAGTGGAGCACTACTGTTCCAAACGTACCTAATGGTCAGTTCTTATGGACTAAGACAGTAGTCAAGTATTCTGATGGCAAATCAACAGAAGCGTATTCAGTCTCTTACAAGGGTACAAACGGTTCTAACGGTTCAAACGGTACAAGCGTTACTGTAAGTTCAACATCAGTTACATACCAGGCAGGCACAAGTGGCACTACTCCTCCAACAGGAACATGGAGTTCAACAGTTCCTAGTGTGGCAAATGGTCAGTACCTATGGACTAAGACTGTTGTTAATTATTCTGATGGTAAGTCTACTGAATCATATTCCGTATCTTATAAAGGTACAAATGGAACGAATGGGAAGGATGGCTTAGATGCTATCACAATGGCAATCACTTCAAGCGGCGGAACAATCTTTAAAAATACCGCTATTGCTACAACTTTAACTGCTCATGTATACAAGGGTGGAGTTGAAGTTACAGGGTCAGCTTTATCTGCATTAGGAACCATCAAGTGGTACAAGGATGGTGGAACTACTGCAGTAGCAACAGGGGCAACATATACAATCGGTGCCGGCGATATTACAAACAAGGCAACATTCAGCGCACAGTTAGAAGGATAATCATATGATTAAGGCATCGGCTAGCATGACCCTCGTGAGAGTCAATGATGGCGAGGACGGGCAGGGAATTCGCTCAATCACTCCGGAGTATTATCTATCAGATTCTGCAACGAAAATGCCCGACGCAAGCAGTAGCGGGTGGAAAAGCGTTCCCGATGACTACATTGACAAGCATTATTACTGGGTTAGATCGAAGATATTATGGGATGATGGAACATATACAACGACCACCCCAGTGCTTGCAAATGACCTAAAGTCAATCATTGATGATTACGACAACAGAATAAACAACATGAACAGTCAGCTGCAGCAGGCAACCAAGGATGCTTCTTCATCTATTGAGCAGACCAAGGCATCCATCTTACAGACTGTATCAGAGAATTATTACAGTGCCTCTGACGGCGCAAACCTTGCTTCTACTGTATCTACTATTCAGCAGACAACAGAAAGCATTCAGATGGGATTTGTAAAGAAAGAAGACTTTAGTTCTCTTTCTGATACTGTATCAAACAATCAGACTCAGCTGAACACTTATATCAGATTCAATGCAGAAGGCATAGAGATAGGTAAACAGGAATCTGAATTCAAAACCAAACAGACAAACAGCAAGTACTCTATTCTTCAGAACAACGATGAAGTAGCGTACTTCGCTAACAACAGAATGTATAACTCAAACATCGAAGTTTCTAGTTCTTTAAGGATTGGAAACTTCGGATTCATTGTTAATCACGATGGATCTTTAACCTTTAAGAAAGTAGGTGGTGACTGATGGCAACAAGCGCATCATGCAGTGCGGCATTTGGTGGTGGCAATGGTAATGTCACAATGACAATGACACGAACAAGTGTCAATGTGGATGGCAACTATGATTTGTGGACTGCTACACTGACTAAATACTATAAGTGGAATATTAACTCAAGCGCTACTAAATACGGCTCTATGTGGGCTAATGGCGTACTGTTATGGTCGGGTGGTGTGACTATCGGAGGAAGTGGAACAAAGACACTTGCGACAGTTACAAACATCAAGATTCCTCATGACAGCAACGGTGGGAAGCATTTTGATTTCTCATTCTCACAGGAATTGAAGGTAACTCTTTCGGGCAGTTATGTAGGTAGTGTATCTGCTTCGGGTGGTATCGATTGTGATGTCATTCCTAGAGCAACAAAGCCATACTGTTCTCCAGCATCTGTATATTTTGGCAACAGTGTCACAATCAAGACGCCTAGAGCGTCATCTGATTTCGGACATGTAATAACGTACAGCTTTTATGATAAGACTGAACAGATTGCTGATAATCAATGGAATGATGAATTCAAATGGACGGTTCCAACTTCGCTGATTAACAAGATGACTAACACGTCATATTCATATATGACATTCAAGGTAGATACATACAATCGTGCCGGAAAGTACATCGGTACTAACTACTGCCGATTGGATTTAGTACTGCCATCGGGCTATGAGCCTAGTGTCACAGGAATCACATACACAAATGAAGATGCTGCAATCGCAAAAAGATTCGGAGCATCAACGATTATACAGGGTGTTTCGAAGGTCAAGTGTAATGTATCTACTTCAACGAAGAACGGCGCTACAATCACTTATTACAACAATGAGATTGATGGACAGCTTATCCCTGGTCCTAACAGTTACTTTACAACTCAGCCTCTTAAATCCTCTGGTACAGTTGTTCTTAAATCAACAGTTACAGATTCGAGAGGGCAGAAGGCTACACTGTCTAAGAATATCAGCGTCACAGAGTGGCATTCGCCAACGGTAAAAAATGTGAGTGCTCAACGTTGGAATGTGACATCTAATAAGGCTGACGATGAAGGCACGGCAGTTAAGATTACTTATTCATTTTCAGTTGCACCTGTTAACAATAAGAATGATAAGACTGTCATGATCCAGTATAAAAACGGCGAGGTATGGACAACCCTCGCAACTTATACAGATTCATACAGTGCAGAAAACAAGGTATACATATCATCTAATGGTAAGTTCAGCACAGATAATGCCTATTCATTCAGAGTGCTTGTGAAGGATTACTTTACGACAGACGGTGTTGCATCTTATGCTGCTATTGCTCCTTCATTTAAACTCTTGGATTTTTCTGCTGACGGTCGAGGTATCGGAGTTGGGTGCAAGGCAGAGAGTGGTAAGTTAAAGGTGGATATGCCTCTTGAAGCACAGTCATTTAATGGGTACGTCTTCGATTTCGATACGGAGAATCAAATAGATACATGGGTGCTCGTAAAGAAAGAAGAAAAAATACAGCATTTATGGATTGGCTGGTCTCCTTGGTATTCATGTGGCACTAATGCATGCGGCATTACCTTGAAATATAGGTATAATGCAGCCCTTAGATCATGTGAATTGAACTGGGATGGTGTGGTAAATGCCCCAATCGGAGGGAATACCATGGGGTACATGTGGACTGAATTTCCGGCCGACAAAAAGCCAAAAGGCAACATGTTCATTCCTGTACCAAACTCTGCCGCAGATGCTGGGCTAGTAATCAGATATTACCCTGTAACCAACGATATGACAAAAGGCAATTTCACCTTGACTTCACTAAAAAACACCATAAACAACGTTTATATTTGCGGTTTTTATACGTACTCATATGCTTAAAAAGGAGAAGAAAATATGAAATTATATGATACATCATTAAAATACATGGACACTATCAACGCAGTTGGAGGAACTATCGTGGCTGTATTGAGTGCAGTTTTTGGCACTCATTGGCTACTATTCGTAGGGTTTCTCACACTTAACATTATTGATTATATTACAGGGATTAGAAAATCTCGTTTAACAGGAAAAGAAAACAGTGCCAAAGGAGTACGCGGTGTATGGAAGAAGTTAGGTTACTGGCTCATGGTACTTGTTGCTTTCTTAGCATCTGCAATCTTTATCGAGATTGGACAGACAATCAATGTCGATTTAACTATCACAACATACGTAGGTTGGTTCACTCTAGCATCACTTATTATCAACGAATTGAGAAGCATTCTAGAGAACTTTGTGGAATCCGGTGACAACGTACCATCTGTTTTAACTAAAGGCTTAGAAGTGGCAGAAAACGCTATTAACAAAGGAGAATAATTATGGAATTACAAGACACAGTAGAACTAATGAACAGTGCTGAATATAAAGACAGATTTAAAGCAGAATATTGGCAGGCTAAAATCAGATATGACAAGTTAGATGATATGACAGTCAAGTATGAGGCTCGTACTTTGACATTCATCCCTAGATGTTCACTTGATCTATTAAAAGAGCAGAAAAAGCATTTAGGAAATTATATTCGCACTCTTAAGATTAGAGCAGAGATTGAAGGAATCGAACTTTAAAGAAAGAAGGTATAAAGTATGAGTAAAAACGCAAACACTATTTTAGATATCGCAAGAGGTTGGATTGGAAGAAAGGAATCCAACGGAACTCACAAAGAAATTATTGATGTGTACAATAATCACAAACCACTCGCAAGAGGATATAAAGTTAAGTACACTGACAGCTGGTGTGCCACATTCGTTTCAGCATGTGCAATCAAGGCAAATTATACAGATATTATTCCTTTGGAATGTTCTTGCAATCAAATGATTAAGAAGTTCAAGAACATGGGTCGCTGGACTGAAGACGATGGACACGTGCCACACCTAGGAGATGTGATTTTTTATGACTGGCAAGATGACGGAAAAGGTGACGATAGAGGATCGTCTGAACATGTTGGATATGTAGAAAAAGTAGCGAATGGCAAAATTACCGTGATTGAAGGCAATAAGAGTGATTCTGTTTCTAGAAGGGTGCTAAATGTAAATGGCAGATATATTCGTGGCTTTGGATGTCCGGCGTATGAAACACAAGCACATGCTTCTACTTCTAAACCACAGAGTAATTCATCTAGTGCTTTAGGCACTTATATGATTACTGCTAGTGACCTAAAAGTCCGCACAGGACCAGGAATGAATTACAGAGTTAAGACACATAACGAATTAACTAAGGATGCTAAAGCCCACGATTATGATAAAGACGGATGTATTAATTACGGAACTCGTGTTACGGTGTCTAAATTTGACGGAGATTGGGCAAAGATTCCAAGTGGTTGGGTCGCTAAAAGATACCTAAAAAAAGTCTAATGCTCACAAGGTTGACATGAGCAGAAACAAATACTAGAATATTTTTTGTAAGAAGTGTCTAGTGGACAATCATTGTTTCTGCTATTTAAAAAAGGATTGGTTGCCGCCAATCCTTTTATTTTATAAAGTTATTCCTCTATAACATGTGCTGCAGTAAGTAGTTCAAAATCAATACCTTCTTCTTTTAGCTGGTTTTCTGCAACTTCTATTGCCTCAGTAAATGCCTTATAATATAACATTTCCAGGATTGCGTCATCAACTCCCTCACAATATGAGTGATAACTTTTTAATAATTCATTAATATAACCAGCAGTCTCAGCACTAATAAATTCACTCATGTACTTCATTAAAACTTCGGCTTTATGTGCAATACCACTAACCATTATTTTTTTATCTCCTTTTTTGCTATCTCTTTCTTACATGATTACACGTTATATATGGCAAATTGTCAATGATTATGTATTATATATTTCACTTTTTTTCACTGTAAATTATCACTAGTTAGCACTAAACTAGTAACAAATTAGTAACAAGCACTTAAAAAACCTTGATATTAAGCCATTTTATTATACCGATGATGAATGTTATTGGAGATATTTAGGAGGTTCT